TATGTTCGCTGTCGGCTGGCACCAGGCCGAAAAGTCCACCGCGTCATATTCAGTATAATCTGACGCTGTTGAAATCTTGTAGCACGGGATCGCATCCAGCGAGTCGGTACTGGGCTTGGCTCCGGTGATTCCGGCGAACCCTACCGTGCTTGCCAGAGCCTGAACCGCCGTGTCTCCGTATTCCAAAGCCATCCAATGGTAGGGCATCTCGATGGCCTTGTGGACCGGGCACACAGCCGGAGCACTTGACGGACTTGTCCAGAGCGACGCCGGGGCAGAGTCGTACACCGCAGTTGCCACGCCGAATACGTCCTGGACCGCCTCGATACGGATAGACGAATCCCCGAATGCACCATAAGATACCCGCACCGCCCTCAATACCATCTCGGTAACGCCGTATTGATCGCACGTCCACAGGAACGGCATACCCGGCTCGATCTGCATACCTTCAGCCGTTGTCAGCAGGGTCACGGTGGCAAGATCGGCAGACCGCGCGGCCAGTTCACGCGCCGCCACCTTGCCCGCCAGCGTCTTACTTGTGATGCCCGGATATTCCAGCACCACATTATTGGTGTATCCCTGCCGGGCAATCGACGCGATATCGTGCAGTGTGGTTGATCCGGTTTCGCCGGTCGTGGCATCCCAAAATTTCACCGTTACAGAGTTGACCTGTTCCTCGATAGTCCGGCGCCGGTATTGCTCAACGGTCGCCACGTTGTCATCGTCCAGCAGGGGTATTGTCTCCACATCATAATCAGCGCGGATCAGCCGGATTTTGACAAGCCCGGTGTGAATATCTGTGTAGATCGCCGCGTCAATGTGCTCCCGGATTGATTCGACAAAATCCTCTATCCTGGCCGAATGGTCCCAGATCAGGCTCATACCGAAGCCCTCTGTATAGAGCGTATCAGCCACGGCCCTGAAATTCGAATCGTCAATATCAGCCGTGTTGAACATCGCGCCCCACTTGGTGCTGGTGTAGGTCGCGTAGAGGATATGGGCCGGGTTCATGTCGTTGCCGATTGCAGCCTTTGCGGAGTACCAATCATCGTAAATATTCTTGGCCCATATATCCCACATCTTGATATATTCTGAATTTCCGAGATACACCTGTCGGAGCACCAGACACGCCACACCGCGATAGGCGGGGATATCGGTCTCATCAAATGCGGATTGCAGATAGTCGTTCTGATCCTGATCCGATGCGCCGGTCTCGAAATCCACGCTGCCCGTAACACCGCCGCCGCTTTTCTTGCCGCCGAATATTTCAGGTTTGTTGATCGTGATCGTGCCGCCGGTCGATGTGCCTTCCCACAATATTTTTCCATCAGTTTCGAGCTTGGTTATCGAATCAATGTCGTGAGCCAGCACAAGGTGCATTCCGAGATAATATTTATAGCCGGTCGTAACTTTTTTAGAGCTGAAAAACCCGGAGCTGACCTTTTCCTTGATCGCCACCGTCTTGAGGTCGCCGTACCAGACCACGTTCGGCCCGGACATTTTCTTAGACCCGAACAGCACCGGGAACTCACGGCCCAGCTCGGAAGTAGTGACGTTGAAATCCTCGATGCCTGCCGCTTTCGGGGAGGTGTATTTGGTGCGCGGCGTCAGGAGATATGAGACGGCCATACTCAGCGCGAATAGTCCGACGATTGCCCAGAATCCCATTTACTTTATACTCACAGTGAAGGGGTTGTTTTTCGGAAACCACGGAAAAGACAAAGCGTTTACCACGTTCCCGAACTTGCTGACGCAGGTTGCCAGTGTCCGGTCACAGCCGGGATAAAGCGCCACAGCCGTACCAGCAGTCAGACTTGCAAGCGGTCTTGATATGGTCAGCGTGTTGCCGACATGGGACGTGATGAACCGCGTGTCGCCCAGATTGGCGATAATGCCGCCGCTGAACCATCCGTCTGCGTATCCAGACGTGGCGGACATAACGAGAGTGGTCGGATTCGTCACGCCGACGATCGTTTCGTTCACCCTCACGGCCGGCTGATTGGCTCCACAGTCAGCCCCATACAGAGGATGCTGGCAGATCAGCTCGCAGCGGTATCGAAGCCCATACCGGCGCATCATGGCATAGACAGATTCGCACTCGAAATCCACTTCCTCGCCCTTCGACTCGCACGAAACGACCCGGCCCTTCCAGATTACGACCGCATCCGCATACGTCAGGCCCCGGTGCAGCTTTTTCACCGTGACGCTGGTTGATGTCTCCGGCGGCTGGTTGATGAATTCGGACACAAGGTCATGGTTGCGGGGCAGGGTGATTGTGATCTGATCCCTGGACGGGTCTTCCCCGTGCTCGATCTTCCCACGGGTGATCGATGCCGGTTCATAGATTTGCAAGTCATGGACATAGAATTCGGTCTTGCGCGTGGTCAGATACATATTCCAAACGCCGCGAGTGAACTCGTAAAGCTCGAACGGCTCGCCGCTGTCTACACTGTATTCCAGATCAGTAAAATCGCTCATTCGGGCACCCTCATCAAGGGAACGGACGCATCAACAAAATACGGGTTTCGATGCCGCAACGTGATGGCATCGGAATTGAATCGAACCAGATCCATGAAGCACCAGAGCGTAACCTGGTGCCGCGTGACCTCCCGCCCGATTGCGGAATCAATCGATAATGTGGTATTGCCGCCCGGAGCGGTCGTAGCTGTAACGATCCGGCGATAATAGACACTGCCGTCGGTAAGCTCCATCATGAAATCACAGGGGAACGTCCCATAAACTGACAGCGCCCGGCCCCCGGTAATTTCGATATCTGTTGTCAGCGCCGTGATCGTTGCGGCCAGTGTGAAATCCTGATTGTAGGTCGGAAGCCAGAAGGGTTTCTGCCGTCCGCGCCGAGCGTGTAGCCATTGCCGGAGCGCCCACAGATCCTCTTTCGTCTCGGTCCATAATCCGAGCGTCCTGGCAAACTGCGTGTAATCCTGAGTCTCAAGAACAGTGATAGGCCCCTGGCCGTTGTCGATCTGTGTTGTGGGCCGGATGATCCTCTCGGAGAGGTCGTCGATGGCATAATGGCCGTTCGTCACCACATCGTAGCTGCGATATTGCGTATATGGCGAAGTATCTGAAAGGTCCACGGTATCGTTGCAAAGGAATGATGCCGTTGCCGCTGCGTCCTGCCCGGGAGTGCGCGTGAACTCCATGCCCTCCGGAAGTATTGCCCGCTGCATTGGCATGATCCAGGCGTTCTCGTAGGTATCTCCGAGCACCGGATCAATATCGATGCCATCCACCCGAACCGTAGTAATCAGCAGCGCGGTTGCTTTGTCCGGGGATTCCCACAACATCGCCCAGCCGCCCTCCTGATAATCAGCACAGGATGTGTCAAAATCGATTGCCGAAGCTCCGGCCGTTGCGGATACCGTCGAATGCTCTTTCCAGATCGGCAACCCCCAGACGCCATGCGCAAATTTATCAACCGAAGTCTTCACGTCCGAGTATCGGTCGCTTGGTAGCGAAAAGCTGAAATTATATGTCTGCCGCGGTGCGTCCAGATACGCGATCCGCTGTTCGCCTTTCCGGGTCTGAATTACGTTGGTATTCCAGTGCAGTTCCTCGGTGAATTCCTCGCGGGGCATCCACAGCCAGACCATGACCCGGGATCCGACGATCATGCAGTACAGCGTGGAGTCGGGATACAGCGCGGAGAAATTGAAGTAGACCGTAGCGCCGATCGTGGACGGGCCATTCATGGTTACAGATGCCTCGTAGGTAACCTCTTCAAGAGGCGCGAACTCATAGGGGATCGTGACCGGCTCGGACAGATCGATGCCGTCCGTGCTGACCTCGGTTACTGAGGTCATGGTCTGCGGCACAAAGTATGCGTTCCAGATCGTGATGTCGTGCGTCTCGTCAGAGAGCATCTGGCCCAGGTCGATGTAGTTCGGAACCACGTGAATCCGATAATAATAGTCATCCAGATAACACGGAGACAGTGTGCCGGACTTGGCCTCCGGAGACAGAGACACGGGCACATGCGTGTAAGAATTTGTGAGAGAGAGCAGCCCCTCCTGGATCAGCGGATCCCCGAGATAGCCGTCCGTCTTGAACAACTGGAACTCGTCCGGCCAGTCCGTGCCGGCTGATCCGGTAGGCAGGTAGCCTCCGAGAGAGTACGCAGCTATTGTGGCTTCCGCGAACAGGATGAACCGCTCGGACTTCTCAGCGCCGACACCGGAGTCTGTAGGAATCGGGAGCGTTACTTCGGGAGCCGTGGATGAGTCTGCGCCTGTGCCGGAGTCTGAACCTTCT